TTGTTTTCTGCGTCCACAAGGACTCCAATTCCGTATTTGAAATCCACTATGTGAAGCCTGTCATCTGAAATGATTACACAATCTCCCGTACCAAATCCATCTGGCACATAGCAAGAGAAGTCAAGACGTTGTTCAATAAGAACGATAGGGTCAGTACAGGACTTTCTTGCAAGTTCTACCTGCTCCATGATGAAGGCAACATAGTCATCTGTGCATTCTTCCATTTCATCTGAATCATATTCTGACACGGGCCTCTTACTTCTGATGCGGAGTGCCTTTTTCAGTTTATGTTCTGATAGTTCATGTGCTGCAGTACCCGCTTTTGCCGCCTCTCCACTTGTGTTTTCAAACTCAAGTTCAAGCCTTGCAGATGGTAAGCAGTGAAGCCATCTGTGGGATGAAGATGCAGATAGTATTGCGTGATTACCCATTGCCAAGAACCTCCGCATCTTTCAAGATGTCAGCATAGTGAGCCTTGTCAACTGCACTAAGCTTATCAGCCCCATACTTCCCAATAATCTCTCGAACCTCGGCAGTAAAACCAAGCTGGCTTTTTTCAGCAAGGACCATACGCACTTTTTCAAGTGGGATATCAGGTTCTTTTGCTTTGTTTGACTTTGTGGCAGGCACTTCTTCAGGTGCAGCATCACTTTCTGTCATTGCCTTACAAACCACTTCTATACTGTCTGCAAGGCTTCGCATATCACTTACCACATCAAGCAGTAACTTTACTTTGCTCAAGTTCATTTCCTCCTTTCGTAGTCTCACAGATAGCAAGTTCCTGGACGCTATCTCCCGGAATCAGAATCGTTACACGCTGTTTATCTCCAAGGAGGAAACGTAGAATACGCTCCCTTACGGTGACATTACGGCAAGTAACGATTCCGCCTGTCTGTGGCATTTTTGAAACACTGATCTTCAGGTTGTGTTTCATTTCCTTCACCTCTTTCTGAAGGGTCATTAATTACTCCCCTCTATCTGGTAGCCATGGGAGGGATGGAAATCTGACGGTTTTGTAAAACAGCAAAAAAAATGCCCTCAGAAGTTTTGAAACCTCCAAGGGCATAGTGCTTGCTTATTCGATTTTGATAAAGGCATCCGTAAAGCCTGCAGCTTTTACTCTAGCTAGCATTGCTTCGGCATTGGACTTAATGCTATAGGCACCAACCTGAACCCTATACAGCTTCTTAGTAGGTGGTGTGGAAGCTGCAGGAATTGTAAGTAGCTTTTTAACATCAGCCCTGAAAGTATCCATACTCTTACCATGCCTAGAAAACCAGTGCTGAGGATCTCCATGATTGCTGGCGATTTTCTTTTGATAACCTTCGTAGTGGCCAATGATATCTTTCTCCGTCAGGTCATAGAGTTTACAAAGGTAAGCACAAAGTTCCACGGCTTCTTTGTAAACCTCGCTGAAGTATGAGACATCGGACAGATTGTCTTCACAGATCTCAAATCCGATATGACTATCGTTTGCGTCACCACCTGCATGCCAGCCTCTATGATCCCATGGCAGGGTCTGATAGGTAGCGATGGTCCCATTTTTAAGTTTTCCAATAAAGGCATGGACACATACTTGCCTCCCACTGGGTCTATGCTGGTTCCAATGATTGTTGTACTGGTTTTCTCCCAAGATGCCATCATCTGGACCAACGTATCTACGAAGATATGGATTGTTAGCTCCGGTGCTGTGGACCATTATGCCTTTGGGTTTGATTTTTCTCCCCACTTTATAGCATTCATTTTCTGTAAAGATTAGTTTTTTAAGGTTCATTGTTCTCCTCCTTCAAGATGGCCACGCATTACTTTGTTCCATCCTTATCGCCACCATCTTTTAGTTGTTCAAGAATCTCTTTGAGTTTCTCTGGTACAGGAAGCCCAATTCTTGTTGAGTTTTCTATGATGCTGATCCCTTCATTGGATAGATAGAAGAAGATAACTGCGGTTCTGATGGCACCACCATCTCCGATAATGTTCTGATCAATTATGTGGGCAATGCCTACAAGGGAGAAGATCACCACTTTCTTGAAAATGCCCCGAGCACCTACATCACTGGAAAGATGCTTTTCCAAAATAGCGCACATCACTCCAAGAATATAGTCAATCATCACAAAGGCGATCAGGGCATATAAAAATCCATCGTAACCTCCGAGAAACCAGCCAAGCCAACCACCAATGGCAGCAAAGACCATTTGAATAAAAGTCCAAATATCTCTCATTTAATTTCCTCGCTTTCATAAATATTTGTATATAAAAAGATGCCGGTTAAAGGCGTCATAATTTGATAGAAATGGGCTAAATTAGTAAGGTGCATAATAGACATAGCCGCTGGCTTTGGCATAAAACCCGTCCCCAGGTATATACATGGCACCATCAAAAGTATCATACTGACTGGTGGTGAAGCCTGGCTGCTCAACACCCTCCCAATAGAGTCCGTCATTGGAAACGCACAGCATACTCTCTTTAAGAAGTGCAAATTTTCCCCAGTCCTCCATCCAGATGATGTTTCTTGGGTTTGGGATATTGTTGTTAGCCAGATCTCCTACCCAGGATAGATTGGTTTCTGTAATCTGGGTCGCGTCATCATTCATCACGCAGAGCTTTACATAGTAGGTATAATCTCCGCCCACATTGGTGTAATTGAACTTCATAACAAAGAGGACGTCATTTACTGACCTGATAAACATATACCGGGTGTCATTTAGATCTTCTGCAATTGTCGTTGTCCATAGACCAGGACTTGCTGAATTTGCTCTTGCTATTGATTTGTCGCCACCGACCACGCCGACAAAGTTTCCTTTATGGGTGGTCAAGTATTTAAATATTGGTACGGAAGTTCCATCTGACCCAACCAAGGTCCAAGCGGTTCTTTCTTCAAGGGAGTCGAAGCTGTAATAGACCGGTGACTTGTAGTACCACCAGCTGACGATGCCGGATCCTCTATTCATATCATAAGCACCACAGGTCATGGCGTTGTAGGCTCCGGGACAATACCCCGCATTATGCCAAGTGATTCCGTCAAAGGAAGCGATGACATTGGCAAGTCCCACAATCTTTGCAATAAAGACACCATTAGCGGCATAAAGAATCTCCGGCTGACCATAGCTCCACCAAGGAACGCTGACAACCGTCCACTGCTTTGTGGTCTTGTTCCAATAGGACATATATGGAGTTTTGGCATAGTAAACTGCGATCTGTGCATTGCCATTATCATAAACGTTGATCTGCTTCTCACTGCCGTACTGGGTGTAGCCAAAGTTGTTATAGTATTTTTTAGTCCAGCTGAGTGTTGGTATGGTAAAGAGAACTTCACCACGTCCTCCGAAGGCTGTCCAGATGGCCAAGGTGTTATTAAAAATGTGATCATAGCTCATGGATTCAGCCCTCCTTTATACTTTCGTTACGCTGGTGATTCTTCCGCCACTGTCCACGGTGTAGTTATACGTTGCTGTTGTTCCATCTGCATATTCGATATAAAAACTCATCATATCCACCGTTAAAGTAGAGACTTCCTTTAAGAGTAGCTCCGAGAAAATGTTATCCAGGGTTATGCTTGTGATCCTTCCACCACTGTCAGTGGTGTACTGATACTGGGCATGATATTGATGAGTATCTCCCTTCTCAACTGTATAAGTCACATCAATGGTGGTTTCATTTACCACCAGATTGGAAACGATGGTATAGGATACGCCAAGGTCATTGACCTGTGTTTGGATATCATCTACCGAACTTCCCACACTAGAAAGAGAACTTTCTATCCGGTAGAAGGTGTCTGAAATGCTGGGTCTGTACCGCCCAACTTCAACCCGAATGTTGTAGCGGTAAAAGGGATTGTATTCAAGAGAGATGATCCTAGTTTTCACATTAATACCTAAAGGATAGAAGATGATGTGCACATTATCGCCCACAGCCAGATCCATTAACTTGAAAAAGGAAATGTCATAGGAGGAAGCATTCTCTCTGGAATCATGAGAGACCGCCACATTTGTGACATTCTTTGAGCCCATCACAGCGATATAGTCAGTGGAGCCTCTATGACTGCGAATATTGATATTGTAGCCATCGTACTCAATCTCCCCACCAAGGATGGCGATGTACTGCATGAGGGCTGCTCGCCTGGAAACTTTCTGATTTATTTTCATCGTGACGCTTTCTGTAAAATCCACAATCCCAGCTGAAAAGGGAGTGC